TGCCGTACTTTACGATACAAATACTCATAAGTACTACACTCCTAATACGGATACTACGGCGGACTTAAATAACGTCGATAAGATGCTAGAGGGACACGAACTAGCCGAGGCGTACGACGAGTCCGGTAACTCCGCAAATAGAGAGGAGGCAACTAATGAGGATAAATGTTAGAGAGGATAGCGTAGAGGTAGAGGGTTACGTAAATGCGGTCGAGCGTAATAGTAAACCTCTTACGTCAAGGATAGGTAAGTTTATCGAGAGGATATGCGCCGGAGCGTTTGGTAAAGCAATCAAGCGTAACGACGACATACACATACTTTTAAATCACGATTGGAGCCGAGACCTCGGTAGTACTAAGGACGGTAACTTAGAACTTAACGAGGATAACATAGGTTTACACGCAAGAGCCGTTATTACAGATAGCGACGTAGTCGAAAAGGCAAAGCGTGGCGATCTAGTCGGTTGGAGTTTTGGTTTTACTGACGTAGACGTAGAAAACGGAAATATTAACGGTATGCCTACAAGAGCCGTTAAGGACTTAGACTTATACGAGGTATCCATACTAGACCGTACAAAGACTCCGGCGTATGACGGTACACTAGTAACCGTTAGAGCCGAGGGCGAGACTCACTATAGAGGCGAGGCTTTTATAGACGAGGTCGTAATAGAGGACAACGTAAAAGACGTTGTAGAGGATGCGCAAGAACTCCGAGAGGATGCGCAGGGAAAAGAGCCAATACCGGACAACAAGCCGGAGGCAATAGATTATAGTGAATACGATAAAATCATTGAGGAAATGAAAGGAGATTTTAAGTAATGAACTTTAAAGAACTTGTAGAAAAGAAAAACGATTTAATTACAAGAGCCGAGGAAACATTAAACAAGGCAAAAGCAGAAAAGAGAGAACTTACAGAGGCAGAGGCAGAAGAACTCGCAGAAATTAGAGACAACGTACGTAAAATCGTAGCAACTTTACAGATTGACGACGATTTTAGAGAAATGGCAGACAAAGAGGTTAAAAAAGACGGAGCACCAAAAGAGGAGGTTAAAGACGTGACAGTAGACGAAACAAAGAAAGTCGAGGAGCAGGAAACAAGAGCGTTTGAGGACTTTATTAGAGGTAAAATTAACGAACGTAGCGGAGAACTTACACCGGCAAGTACTAGCGGAGGTGCGTTAATTCCTACAACAATCGCAAACCGTATCATTAAAAAGGTTTACGACATTTGTCCTATTTTAGAAAAGTCTAGCAAGTACAACGTTAAAGGTAATTTAGACTTACCATACTACGACGTATCAGAGACAAGCATTAACGTAGCATATCGTAGCGAGTTTGTAGCTATGACATCAAGTAACGGTGCGTTTGCATCTATTACACTTACCGGATATTTAGCCGGAGCACTTAGTAAAATCTCACGTAGTCTTATTAACAATGCACAGTTTGATATTGTAGCGTTTGTAGTAGACGAAATGGCATACGCTATTAAACGTTTTATCGAGGGCGAACTTTTAAACGGTACAGAGGATAAAGTAGAGGGACTTAGTACACTTACTAACTCTATGACAAGTGCGAGCGCAAGTGCTATTACATCCGACGAGGTTATACAGTTAAAAGACAAGATTAAAGACGAGTTTCAGAGTAACGCTATGTGGATTATGTCACCGGCAACACGTACCGCACTTAGACTCTTAAAGGACGACGTAGGACGTTACTTATTGCAGGACGATATTACTAGTCCATTCGGTACAACTTTACTCGGTAAACCGGTTTACGTATCCGACAATATGCCGGATATTGCAACTAAGAAAACAGTTATTTATTACGGAGATATGAGAGGTCTTGCTACTAAGTTTAGCGAAGATATTAACATTGAGGTACTCCGTGAAAAGTACGCAGACGAGCACGCCGTAGGTGTTATCGGTTGGTTTGAGTTTGACTCAAAGGTAGAAGATGCGCAGAAAATCGCTAAACTTGTTATGGCGTAATTGTTTCAAAATGAAACATAGAAACGAGGTAAATTATGTATAAAGCATTGAAAAGTTTTACCGGTAAAGTATCTATGTATAAAGGCGAGGTTAAAGATATTAAAGATATGGAGGTCGTAAAAGACCTCCTAAACGCTAAGTATATAGAGGAGGTAAAACCGGTAAATAAAAAAGAAGATAAACCGGTAAAACCGGAAAAGCCTAGCAAGGCTAAGTAACTCCGTAAAGGAGGTAGACTATGAATAATATTACTAAATTAAGCGATATAACCGTTAACGATCTAGCCGAGTATATTAGACTAGACGAGGTTACCGCAGACGATACAAACACACTCAATAATTTATTAGGAGTTGCCAAAACTTATATACAAAAATATACCGGAGTAGCGGAGGACAAGTTAGACGACTACCAAGACTTTGTTATAGTCGCTTTTATACTCGTGCAGGATATGTGGGATAACCGTACCATGTACGTAGACAAAAGTAACTTAAACAATACGGTAGAGTCTATCTTAGGACTCCATAGTATAAACTTACTATGATAAACGCTGGTAAGTATAATCGTAAAATTAAAATCTATCGTACTAACGTCGTAACGGACTCCGCAGGGTTTCAACATAAAGAGACCGAGGTTATATTAACGCCGTTTGCATCCGTAAAAACGACTAAAGGTATGACGTTGATTATAAATAATAGTGACTTTGAAAAAGCATATACTAACTTTACTATACGCTATCCTAAAACGGAGATAACTAGAGATATGTTAATAGAGTTTAGAGGTAAAACTTACTCTATACAATATCTTAATAATGTTAACGAGGCGTGCGTAGAGTTGGAAATACAAGCAAAAGAGGTTACGCACTAAATGGCTAAATATACTCAAGTCTTACCGGACGACGTTATAAAAGAGTTTAAGTACTTAGATAAAAACGTCGATAACATACTCGGAGAAATGACTAAAGCCGGAGCGGAGGTAGTTTTACAAAACGTAAAAGTAAACGCTCCGAGTGAGATTAAAAGCCACGTTAAGACCTCTAAGGTCTATAAGACTCCAACGGACGACGGCGTAAACACTAAAGTATATTTTAGCGGTTACGTACCTTTTAGCGATACAAACCGTAAATACTTTATACGTCGAGGTCGAGCCGGTGGTAAGAGTTACAAGACTAGTAAAGGCGTACCGGCGGAGTTTATAGCAACCGTCACGGAGTACGGTACTAGTACACGTTACACTCAAGCCGGAGCAAATAGAGGTAGAGTAATCAAACGTCCATTTTTTCGTAAAAGTTTCAAAAAGAAACAAATAGAGGATGCTATGTTAAAGGCGCAAACAAAAGCGAGTAAAGGGATAATAAAATGAACGAGTTAATAGAGAGCATTTTTAAAAACTTTACAGTAGACGGAGTAGAGATACCGGTTAAGTATCTTTATTATGAGGGACACGGCGAGCCTTATATAACTTACGGCTCCGTAGATAACGATAACTCGTTTAGCGGAGACGACGAGTTATTAGGTTACGTAGATTATTACGACTTTGATATTTATAGCAAAGGCAACTACCTAGATATTATTGAGAGTGTTAAACAAATTTTAAAAGACAATGGTTTTAAATGGCAACCGAGTAGAACTAGTCCGGATTTATACGAGCCGGATACCGGTTACTATCATAAGACTTTAAATTTTGCAATTTTAAGAGAGGAGATTTTAGACAATGGCTAAAATTGGTTTGAATAATTTTAGATACGCTAGATTAACAGAGGCAAGCGACGGCACACCAAGTTACGACGGTGCTAAAAAGCCGGCTAAAGCGATCTCTTGTAGTGTATCTATCACAAATAACGAGGCTACACTTTACGCAGACGATACAATCGCAGAGAGCGATACAAGTTTTCAGAGTGGGAGCGTAACTATGGGTATCGACGACGAGGACACCGAGACAATGGCTACACTTTTAGGACACGACGTAGACGAGTCCGGAGAAATGGTAAGAAACGCTAACGACACGGCACCATACGTAGGACTCGGTAGAGTTATCGTTAAAATGGTAGGCGGAGTTTATAAGTATAAAGTTGAGTTTTTATATAAGGTTAAGTTTGCAGAGCCTAGCCAAGACGACAATACTAAGGGCGAGTCTTTAGAGTTTGCTACTAGCGAGTTAGAGGGTACAGTTTCGACACTTGCTAACGGTAATTGGTCTAAGACAAAGACTTTTGATAGTAAAGAGGATGCTATCGAGTACTTAGAGTCACTTATGGCGGTCGCTCCAACACCGGCGACAAATCATACAGTTACTAACAATTTAACAAATTGTACTAACTCTAACGAGGCTACAGAGGTAGAGGACGGCGCAAGTTATAGCGCAACAATTACGGCGGACGAAAATTACACACTAGGAGCCGTAACCGTAACTATGGGAGGCGTTGACGTTTCAAGTACGGCGGTAGACGGAGGCGTAATTAGTATTGCATCCGTAACCGGCGATATTGTAGTAACGGCAAGTGCAACCGCTAACTAATAAGCATAACGAGGCGGTTATATACCGCCTCTTAATTTGGAGGTAATTATATGAGAGATATTAACGGCGAAATTGAATACAAAGAAAAAAAATATAAATTAGTTTTTAATCTTAACGTACTAGAGAAAATCCAAGAGGAGTACGGTAGTCTCGATAAGTGGGGCGAACTTACAGAGGGTAAAAACGGAGGCGAGCCAAACGCAAAAGCTATTATTTACGGATTTACGCAGATGCTAAACGAGGGTATCGACATAGACAACGAGGACAACGGCACGGACGTAAAACCTCTTACAGTAAAGCAAGTCGGACGTATGATAACCGAGGTAGGTTTAGCAGATGCAACAAACAAATTACACGAGACCGTAGAGGCTAGTACGCAGAGTACGGAAAAAAACGCATAGTCCACGAGGAGGACGAGGTAGAGCCGGTTATAGACTTTTCGTGGTTTTATTTTATAGGTACGTCAAAATTAGGCTTGACGTTAAAAGAGACCGGCAGACTTACGCTAACAACTTTTAATAAGTTGTACGCACATTATAAGGATAATTTTGATTTAGAAATGAGGTTATATAAGGCTAACGTAACTTACGAGGAGTCTTATATACAATCTATGAAAGACGAGGAGTGGTTTTAAGGAGGTGTACGTATGAGTTTTGGAGGTACCGTAAAACTTACCGGCGAGAGTGAATATAGAAAAGCGATACAAAATATAACTCAAGATTTAGGCAAAATGTCTAAAGCACTCAAAGACCAAACGGCAGATTTTACGGCAAACGAAAATAAACTAGTAGGTGCCAAAAAGCGAGAGGACGAGTTAAGGCAATCTTTAGAAAAACAACAAGCCGAGATCAATAAAGCAAAGTCTAGTTATGCTAGTTACTCCGCTAGTCTTGAGGGACAAAAAGCCAAGCACCAAGCATTAAACAAAGAATATAAAAACGCCGTCTTAGAACTTGAAAAGATAGGAAAGACAAGCGGTACAACGTCCGCAGAGTATAAAAAGCAGGCGAGCGAGGTAGATAAGTTAGAGCAAGAGTTAGCGGATAGCACAAAGGAAATGAACGAGAGTAAAAGTGCTATGTCTAGTCTTAATAAAGAAATTAACGCCTCGCAAAAAGTCGCTAATAGTACGGCTAAAGAGTTAGACGGTTTAGAGAAAGAGACTAAGGATGCAGGAGACCAAGCGGAGAAAAGCGCAAAGGGTGGCTTTACTGTTTTTAAGGGCATCTTAGCAGACTTAGGAGCAAGCGCAATTAAGAGCGCAATTAGTGGTATAGGAAAATTAGGCGGAGCGGTAGCAAGTGCCGGTAAACAAGCGTTAGAGAGTTACGCAGACTACGAGCAATTAGTAGGAGGCGTAGAGACTTTATTTAAGGATAACGCTAAGGACGTAATTAAGTACTCTAAAGAGGCTTATAAGACCGCCGGTATGAGTGCTAATACCTATATGGAGACCGTAACGAGTTTTAGTGCCTCAATGATTAGTAGTTTAGGCGGAGATACTAAAAAGGCTACCGAGTACTCAAACCAAGCAATTATAGATATGTCCGATAATGCAAATAAAATGGGTACCGATATACAGAGCATACAAAACGCTTATCAAGGTTTCGCAAAACAAAACTATAGTATGTTAGATAACCTTAAATTAGGTTACGGCGGTACTCAAAAAGAAATGTTTAGATTGATGCAGGATGCACAAAAACTTGATAGTACGTTTGATGCGGACTTTTCACTAGATAGTAAAGGACATTTAGAGGCAGATTTTGCCGACATTACAAAAGCGATACACATAGTACAAGAAAATATGGGTATAACCGGTACAACCTCTAAGGAGGCGAGCGCAACTATACAAGGTAGCGTGTCTACTATGAAAAGTGCGTGGAGCAATCTTTTAACCGGTATAGCAGACGATAACGCCGACTTAGATAGTTTAATTAACAACTTTGTAGATAGTTTATTAACCGCCGGTAAAAATCTTTTACCACGTATCCAACAGATCGTAAAAGGCGGTGCGACAATGGTAAGTAAACTCCTTAGCGAGTTAGTACCGGAGTTAGTAAAGACTTTACCGCCGTTATTAAACGATACGTTACCGGTGCTTTTAAATGCGGTACAAACGGTTATAAAGTCGGTATTAGAGTTACTACCTCAAATTATGCCGATAATAAGTAAACTAATACCGGATATAGTTAACTCACTAGTTAGTATGCTACCTCTAATTTTAGATGCAGGCATAAAAGTAATAGTTAGTTTGATACAAGGCATAACGGAGGCGATACCGCAACTTGTTGCTATGTTACCGGAGGTTATACAAAGTATCGTTAATGTATTAGTTGAAAACTTACCGTTAATTATAGATGCCGGTATAGAGTTAATACTAGCACTTATAGACGGTATAGACGAGACTTTACCGGTACTTATAGATATGATGCCGGAAATTGTATCGAAAATAGTAGTAGCGTTAGTAAAGGCTACGCCTAAACTTGTAAAAGGTGCGGTTAAGTTTGCTAACGGTTTTATAACCGGATTTAACCAAATGGTAGTAGATTTACTCAAGGCACTACCTAAAGTAGTAGCCGAGGTAGTTAAGGGACTTAACGAGCCGTTATATAACAAGGCTAAGGAACTATGGAGCAAGGTTAAGGACGTGTTTAAAAACGTCGGTACGTGGTTTAAGGATACTTTTAGTAAGGCGTGGACTAATATAAAAAACGTTTTCTCCAAGTGGGGCGAGTTTTTCGGCGGTCTATGGGATAAAATTAAAGATAAATTTAAAGATATAGGTACCTCACTAGGTAAGGCTATGAGTGATACCGTTAAAAAAGGTATGAATACCGTTATAAATAGTATCGAGAGTACTATTAACAAGGGCATTAAAATGATTAACAAGGCTATTAAGATCATAAACAAGATACCTAAAGTTAATATAAGTAAGTTAGAGTTATTAGACTTACCAAGACTCGCAAAAGGTGGCGTAGTTGACAATCCGACAGTAGCAGAGGTCGGAGAAAACGGCGCAGAGGCTATCGTACCGTTAGAGAATAATACTAAATGGATAAAGAGAGTAGCCGGAGAGTTAGCGGATACTATGAGTATCAATACACCGGTACAATTAAACGCTAAAAAGGACTATAACGTAATGGTTGGAGCCTTTAAGGATGCGTTAAAGCAAGTAAAAATAGAACTTGACGACCAAGTAGCCGGCAAGTTTGTAGAAAAGACAGTAACAAGAGTTATTTATAACTAATTTAGGAGGTAGAGTATGAATTATATAGTATTAAATGGAGTTAAAAGCAACACCGTAAAAGGCTTATTAATTCAAAGTCTACCTCCAATTAGTAAACCTTTAATTAGGACAACTATAGAGGAGATAGACGGCAGAGACGGAGACATAGTAACAAAGTTAGGATACTCCGCCTATAACAAAGAGGTAGTTATAGGACTATACGGCGACTATGATATAGATGATGTTATTAAATACTTTAATAGCGAGGGCGTGGTTATATTTAGTAACGAGCCGGACAAGTATTATAGATACTCTATTATAGATCAAATAGATTTTGAGAGGTTAATAAGGTTTAAAACGGCGACCGTAACTATGCACGTACAACCTTTTAAGTATTCAAGCGTAGATAAAACGTTTATTTACGATAAAAACAATCTATTAAAGTTTAAAGATATTACATTAACTAAAGACGGCGTTACGGCATCCGTGCAAAACGGCGTAGTTTCGATTAGTGGTACACATACTAAGGCGGTAGAGTTTTACTTACCTATAGAACTTTTAAAAGCAAGTCCAAGTACTTATACATTAACCGGAACGGCGGACGGTTTAACAACAAGTTGCGCTATCCGTTTAATAAATGAGACTCCGTCAAGTGCTAATAGTTTCGGAGGTACGTACTTATCGTTAGTAAATGATAGCGACGTGAGGTTAAGTGCATCCTTAACAGAGGCTAAAACTTATAACTACGTATGGATTTACTTAGGTACAAGCGGTACGGAGGACTTTAGTTTTAGTGCATCTTTTAACGATACGGCTAGTAGCGGAGAAATAACCGTTATAAACCGAGGTAATACGGTCTCAAGACCTATTATTAAAATCGAGGGTAGCGGTACTATCAATTTATCGTTAAACGGTACGCAAATATTTGTTATAAATTTAGGCGATCTAGGAGAGATAACAATAGACACCGAGCAAATGAACGCATACACCGGCGAAATGTTACTAAATAGGCGAGTAACCGGCGATTATGACAACTTTAAGTTAAACGCAGGGCGTAACGTTATCTCGTGGAGCGGTAATATACAACAAATAGAGATAGATAACTATAGTAGGTGGATATAGGAGGGTAAGTATGGCACATATAAGGAGTAATTTTAGTTACGAGGACGAGTATATACGTCTTACTAGAGGCGATACGCTAAGTTTTGGTTTTATAATCGAGGGCGTAACGGATATAGATAGCGCATATTTTACGTGCAAAAAAGATTATACAGACGAGGAGATATTATTTAAAAAATCACTCGGACACGGCATAAGCAAAACGGACGAGGGATACGTAGTTAGAGTCGCTCCGGAGGATACCGAGGGCGCAGAAATAGGCAAGTACTTTTACGATTTACAAATAGGCATAGGAGACGACGTTTACACGGTCTTAAAGGGTGTATTTGAGATAGAGTACGAGGTTACGTTAGATAAGTAGGAGGTTTAGTATGAGTAAAAACGACGAAAAGATTAAAATTTTAATGTTAAAAGGAGAAAAGGGCGACACATACGACGATACCGAGTTACGTACGGAGATAGATACTAAACTCGCTAACACTCCTTATATTAAGTATCAAGAGGACGACGACTACGAGTTACCGATACACTCTATTAACGATAACGAGGTGAGTAATGTTAAGACGTGGAGTAGCGAAAAAATAACAAATGAGTATCAACAAATTTGTTATTTCAATCCTAATAGTTTAAATAATACTATTGAGTGTGACAAAACGTTTGAGGAGTTAATAGTATTATTTAAAC